AGGGTTGCCTTATGTTGTAACAATTTGCAAAGATAACAATGAAATTCTGGCGATACGACCAAATTACGATGCAAAAGACCCAATGCGTAGGAAAAAGGAGTTTTTTACCCATTATAAGTTCCTTCCAGGACTGGGTTTTTATGGATTTGGGTTAATTCACATGATGGGAGGCTTAACCAAGTCAGTTACGGCTATTTTACGGCAATTGATTGATGCAGGAACGCTTGCCAACCTTCCAGCGGGTTTTAAATCTCGTGGATTGAATATTCAACGTCATGATGACCCCTTACAGCCTGGAGAATGGCGTGATGTGGATGCTCCAGGAGGAAAATTACAAGATTCGTTTTTGCCATTACCTTATAAAGAACCTAGTGCTACTTTGAACGTATTATTGGGAGCTTTGGTAGATTCTGGCAAAAGATTTGCGGCTACCGTGGAAGATCCGACAGGAGATGGCAATTCTGAGGCTCCTGTGGGCACAACAGTGGCTTTATTGGAAAAAGGGCAAAAAGTCATGTCCGCGATTCATAAAAGGTTACATTATGCCCAAAGAACCGAATTTAAGATTTTAAAACGCATTTTTGGTGAATTTTTACCTCCTGAATACCCTTATCAAGTACAAGGGGCGTCTCAAAACGTATTTAAGCAGGATTTTGACAATAGTGTGGACGTAATCCCTGTAAGTGACCCAAATATCTTTAGCATGACGCAAAGAATTACCTTGGCACAAACACAGCTGCAAATGGCACAAGCAGCGCCAGAATTGCATGATTTAAGAGAAGCTTACCGTAAAATGTATATTGCATTGAATGTAAAGGATATAGACGCCATATTACCTCCTGAGGAGGAAATACCTCCTCGTGACCCAATTACGGAAGAACAGGCGGTTTTAACGGGAAATCCCATAAAAGCCTTTGAATTTCAAAATCATGAAGCATATATAGCGGCTCACAGCGCTTTTATGCAAAATCCCATGGTTCAACAAAATCCTCAAGCAACACAAGCTATTGGAGCAAATATTCAGGAACATCAAGCCATGTTATATAGAATTCAGATTGAACAGGTACTTGGTCAGACATTACCTCCGCTAGACCAAGAATTACCGCCTGAAGTCATGAATCAAATAGCGTTGATGGCGGCACAGGCAACACAACAAGTTACAGGGCAGGCACAAGCTTTGGCAGCTGCCATGGAAACTCCTGATCCTCAGCGTCAAATGTTTGAAGAACAATTACAACTGGAAAGAGAACAATTGATGCAAAAAGAACAAGAAGACGTGAGAGACAAACAAGTTGAAATGGATAAAGCACAATTGGATGCGCAAATTGAACGTGAAAAGATGGAAGCAGATTTAAGGGTAGAAGATACAAAAGCAGCGATAGATTTGCAGGAATTGGAACAAAAATCAAAAGCTGATGCAGAAAAGAATTATACTGAGTTAGTTAAAACAGTTCGAGAGAGCAGAAAATTAAACGGAGGAAAATAATGCGTGATGATTATAAAAGCCAGAAGGGGTATCCTTCACCGTCTAAACAGACTAATAGACCAGAGCCTAAAATTCCGACTCCGTCGGGAAAGGGGTTTGCTCAGGCTAAGACTATTAAGGCAGGTGAAGTAATTACAAATTCAGAAGGTGCGGTCGTAGGCGAAAAAGCAAAAGTTAAAGCTGCTTACGGTCAAACTAAAGGACTTCTTTGGTATAGATACATTAAGTAATTAATGGACTATATCGTAGCAACGGAGCATTTGCTCCGTAAAATTCGAGAGAGAAAAGATGCTCTTTCGCAGACACTGGCTGCTGGAAGTATTGAGGATTTTATTCAATACCAAAGAGTAGTTGGTGAAATAGCAGGTTTGAGTTTCGTTGAACAGGAAATTCAAACTTTACATTCTAATATGGAGGATGCAAATGACTAGTAAAACTGTTCCAGACAGGGTGGTAAATTTTGGAAGTATTGGAGATGTGGAACCATTAGTACCACAAGTTGATACCATTACTCCTGAAAATTTAGACTCTCATGCAGATAAGTTACCACGTCCAACGGGGTATCGTATCTTAATATTGCCTTTTAGTTTACCCGAAGTTACTAAAGGAGGAATTCACATAGCTAAAACAACAATTGAGAAGGAAAAACTTGTAACTGTTGTGGGGTATGTTGTTGCCATGGGTTCAGATGCCTATGGTGATTTGAATAAATTCCCAGAGGGACCTTGGTGCAAAGAAGGTGATTGGGTTATCTTTGGTAGATATGCTGGTGCTCGTTTTCAAATAGAAGGGGGCGACATGCGCCTTTTAAATGATGATGAGATACTAGCGACTATTGATGATCCAGAAGCAATTTTATCATAACAACCACATGGAGGAAACCATGCCAGAAGAAGCAGAAAAAATAGAACTAGAATTAGAACTTCCTGAAGGAGAAGTTAATATACATGATGCAGACGTAGATGATTCAGTTAAAGGAGAAGTCTTAGCATCTGCAGTAAAATCAGAGGGAGTAGCCCCCGTAAAAGAGGAGCTAGATGAAGTAAGTGCGTCTGTACAGAAACGTATTGATAAACTGACTTATAAAATGCGGGAAGCAGAAAGACAGCGGGATGAAGCTGTTAATTATGCTCAAAGTATTACTCATAATAATTCTCAACTGAAAGAAAAGTTAAAAAATTCCGATTCTTCCCTTTTCAAAGAGTACGATAATAGGGTACAATCGGATATTGCAAGAGCCAAAACACTTTTAAAAGAGGCTCAAGATGCAGGAGATACAGATGCGGTTGCTAATGCAACAGAAATACTTTCGAGAGCAAGTGCCGAAGCAGAAAACCTTAGACGGTTATCCGCTCAACAACAAATTAGAGAAAGAAGGCAAACTCAAGAAGTTCCTGCACAAACCTATGCGCCAACTTTGCAGCCTCAAGTGGCAGGACCAGATCCAAAAGCTGAAGCATGGGCGAAAAGGAATTCATGGTTTGGAGATGATCAGGCAATGACGTTTGCGGCTTTTGGCATACATAAAGAGTTGGTAGAACAAGGAGTTGATCCTACATCCGATAATTATTACGCCAAAGTTGATGCGCTTATGGCAGAGAATTTCCCCCACAAGTTTTCAAAAGAGCAAGCTGCCCCCGTGCAACAGGTTGCTGCCTCTAGCCGAGGGGCTAGTGGACGAAAAATGTCACGCAAAATAAAATTGACACCTAGTCAAGTAGCGATAGCTAAAAGACTAAATGTGCCAATAGAAGAATATGCGAAGCATATTGAAGGAGTATAAAATGACAGATGAAATTAAAAATCCAGAAGTCACTTCAGATCGAAACTCACGATCTGCCGAGACACGAGCCTCTCAAACTCGCAGAACGCCTTGGACACCCCCGTCTATGTTAGACGCACCCAACCCTCCTCCTGGATTTCAATTCAGGTGGATACGTGAAGCTACAAGAGGGATAGATGATAAATCTAATATGTCTAAACGTATTAGAGAGGGATATGAACCTGTGAGAGCAGAAGATTATCCTGATTTTGAAGCCCCTACTATTGAAGATGGTAGCAACACAGGAGTTATAGGTGTCGGAGGATTAATTCTCGCTAAAGTTCCACTAGAGACAGTTGAGGAAAGGGACGCT